TCTCATCGTAAAATGTCTGGGCCAGAACTAACAGTGCCGGAAAAAAGAAAGAGACGTGCTAAAGGCGGTTCCGTACAGCGTAAAGCTTATGCAAACGGTGGAAGCGTCCGTGCCGCACGGTTCTAAAGAAGGTTAGCGCATATGGCACAACTTGATGCAGAACAAGAGACGGAAAGAAAGCGTATAGCTGAACAAGTACGTACTCTTAGAGAAGGTGGAGGATCAACCTTTCGTGGTGCAGTTGCAACTGTAGCAAAAGATGCTGCACTTCCTATAGTAAAATTAGGTAAAAATCCAAAAGGAAAACAAATTTGGTCGGTTGGAACAGGTTTGGAAAGTTTTAAAAAACTTATGGAGAATCCAGAAGATTTTATAACAGATAAAAAGAAGAAAAAAAATAAAGGCGGTTACATCAAGAAATATGCCCATGGTGGCGGTGTACGAAAAGCGAGGACGTAAGACATGGCAGGAACTATGGAGCGTAGTGTTTCACGGGCGAAAACTCGTAAAAAAGTCGAAGAAAAGCGCTTTACGACAGTTCCTCTTAAAGGACTTTCAGGAGAAGACTTAAAAAGTGCCCGTAAATATAATGCTTGGGCTATAAAAGAAAATGCAAAAAAGGCGACCAGTAAACAAAAAGGGTTAGAACAAAAATTTGAAAAGTTAAAAGAAAAACATAAAAACATAACTGGTGAGCCACTCGATAAATACGCACATGGATGGGCCGTACCTGCATTAATGGGCGAAGAATATCAACAGGAGATAAAACGTGGTGGAAGTGTAAGAAAAAAGAAATACGCTAAAGGTGGTGGTGTACGTGCCGCACGGTTCTAAATGGCACGTCCTAAGTTAAAGCCGGGAGAGAAAGGCAACTACCACGTATCTCGTAAGCAGCAGGAACAGCGCAAAATACAGAAGCGCATAAATTCTAATAGGAAAACACTCGAAGCAGAATCGAAAAAAGTTAGACACAAAAGAGAGAAAATAAAGCAAAATGAAGAACGTCTTAAATTACTTAAAAATGGTGGTGTTACTTCCGATGAAAGTTTGGGAGTGGTTCTTGAGGATAATCAAGAACTCGTTTTCTCTCCTAACGTTGGGCCTCAAACGGATTTTCTAGCTGCTCCTGAAAAAGAAGTATTGTATGGTGGTGCCGCTGGCGGCGGAAAAAGTTATGCAATGCTTGTCGATCTTCTCCGGTATGCAAATAATCGCAATCACAGAGCACTCTTACTGCGCCGAACACTTGCAGAACTAACGGAGCTTATAGATCAAAGCAAGAAAATGTATCTACACGCTTTTCCTAAATCCCGTTTTAAAGAATCGACCAAAACATGGGAGTTTCCTAGTGGTGCAACAGCCCTTTTTAGCTATGTGGATAAAGATGATGATGTGTATCGCTATCAAGGACAGTCGTTTACGTGGATAGGTATCGATGAACTAGGACATTATCCCTCTCCATACGTCTGGAATTACCTACGCTCACGCTTACGTACAGCCGATCCATCTATAGAAACGTACATGAGAGCGACAGCTAATCCCGGTGGTTCAGGTGGTTGGTGGATCAAGAAGATGTTTATTGATCCCAATGTTCCCAATGAGCCATTCTGGGCTTCGGACATTGATACAGATAAGCCACTGGTGTACGGCCCGAACCACAGTAGAGCAGGAGAGCCGCTATTTCATCGTAGGTTCATACCTGCAAGGCTAACTGATAATCCGTATTTGATGAATACGGGCGAATACGAAGCAATGTTGTATTCTCTTCCAGAGGTTGAGCGTCGAAGATTGCTAGATGGCGATTGGGATGTAGCGGAAGGCGCAGCATTCAGCGAATTTAATAGAGAGGTGCATGTTGTTGATCCGTTTGAAGTCCCCGAAGGTTGGGCAAGGATAAGGTCGGGAGATTATGGATATAGTTCTCCTAGCTGTATTCTTTGGGGTGCAGTTGATTGGGACGGGAATCTTTGGATATATCGTGAATTGTATGTTAAAGGATACACAGGTGAAGCACTAGCGCAGTTAATTCGTGAAATGGATCGTAAAGATACGCGAATGTCGCTATCCGTCCTTGATAAATCCTGTTGGAATCGTACTGGATTAGGACCGTCTATCGCAGAAACCATGATACGTCAAGGAGTACGATGGATTCCATCAGATTCAAACAGGATGTCCGGTAAGATTGAAGTACACAGGCGGCTTGCTATGAACGACTACGGAGAACCGCGCTTACGAATTTTCTCCACATGTACAAATCTTGTTCGTACTCTTCCTACAATACCCCTATCTAAAACCAATAGTGAAGATGTGGATACAAAAGCAGACGATCATGCATACGATGCGTTACGTTATATGTGTATGACTAGACAGGTTTCTACGCCACAAGCAGCTATCTTTAGGAACATGCACGATAGATCACCAGAACTTACAGATGCTACTTTTGGATATTAAGTAATATGCCTCATCATAGACCAAAACCGTATCATAAGGATGCACTTATACGAAGAAAGCTTATTAACATATGGGAAAACGAACCAGTTCCAGAACCGAAGCCTGTTCAAAAAGGTTTTTCCAGTAAACCGAGCAATCTTCCTACTACTACAAATCCATTTATAAGAGAACGTGAGATAAAAGAGGGTATGAAAAAGTATCCTCCACAAGCGGAACCTGTTACAGCACCTGAAAAACCTGTTTTAAAACCTACATCTGATTCTAGTTTCATGAAAGGCCCATCTAAGAGTGTTGATGCTCCAAAACCAGAGCAAAAAATGCCTGTTCGCAAAAGTAAAACTTATGAAGAACAGGCTAGAACAAGTGGTGTTAGATGGAATGAGAGTACTCAAAAATATGAGGAAGCGCCTAAAGGACGTGAACCGGGAAAAGGTAGAAGCTCAAAACGTCAAGAGCGTGAGTTAGCAAGGCAAATAGATGATATTGCAGGAAAAGATAAATATACTAAATTATCTAAAATACAAGCTTTAATCAGATATGCAGAACACCTCCGTGATGGGAAAAAGATTTGGGGTAGCTCTGGAACTAAGATAACAATTAACGACCCTTCTTATCCACATCGTGTTCGTTTTTATACACCAGAAGGTATAGAACGGGCTAATCAGCATACTTTTACTAGTTCTTTTATTGTTATGAGAGATTTTTTTAAAAAACACGCTGAGTGGGATGTAGAAGAACTTCAAACCCTTCGTGATTATGCTGGTGAAGGGGCAGATTTGCACCAAAGGGACTATTTAGTAGAATTAGGATTTTTGAAAGAAGTAAATCCTCAATGGGTTGATATACATCCAGATAAAACTAGACCAACGGAAAAAGCGTTTCCAGCAAGTGAGCCAGATGGTACAAAAGTATTTATGCTTGACCAATATACTACTTCTGAGTTATTCGGGGAAGAAACTGGCTCCAGTTTTACTATAGGGCAGAAAAGTAATATTTTACCTAAACAGTCTATCACAGTTCGTAAAGTAACAATAAAAACACCTGTAGGTGTATATGATGATCCAAATAAGACTAACTACGGTAATACAAAATGGATGAAACGGACAAAATACCATGAGCAAACATTTGAATATGAAGTAACTGATGCAGGTAAAGATTATATAGCAGAACTATTTAAAGAAGTGTCATCCGACAGAGATTTTATGGGACAAAAAGTACTACAAATAACAGATCAAAATATTCTTAATAACCTACCAGAAAATATTGAAGCTGAATCTGCTGAAATAGCTTTGGAAGAGGATAAGCCTAAACAATTAAAACCTTCTACTGAATGGAAAAGACCTGATACGCTTGGAAGAGCATCAAAAACTGAAGTAGGGAGGCGTAGTCTTGCCGGTCCCGGTACTAAAAAAATAACAGGCGGAGGAGGGAAGAGATTGTTGCGGCATAAGAAACCATGGGAAGATAAGCTTATGTCTAAAGGCGGGTTTATTACCCAATAATTAAAACTAAACATACACAAAGGAGAATAATATGCCATCTAACTATCGTTATCCCGGTAAATCGGATTTTGAGGGTGCCGTTAAACAGGGCGCTGTAAGTGATGTTGACGCATCTAAATTGTATCGTGAGAAAATGGATTCGCGCATTGTAGGTACAACCGGCAACGCATCTCCGTTTAAAAGTTCCGTAGCTTATCCTTCTGGCAAAGGTTCTGTTCATAACACCATGAAACTTGCTGAAAAGACTATCAAGCAAGGTGACATGGGCTAATACTTTATGGTTGATGAAACAAACGTCGAAGGCGATGGCTCTGGAACCATGGATTCTGATGATATACCTTACACTGTAGGGTACATCAAAAGTAAATTTACCGAAGCAGAGAACGGACGGCGTGAGTCTGAACTTCGCTGGCAAAAGGCGTATAAGAATTATCGTGGTATTATTGATGGAACCACAGCCTATACAGCGACTGAAAAGAGTAAGGTCTTTGTAAAGATTACAAAGGTTAAAGTCTTAGCTGCATATGGTCAAATTATTGATATCTTATTTTCTAATAAGAAATTTCCGCTTGTTGTCGAATCAAC